TCTTCAGAATTGTCTTGCCCTTTTTCTTGCGGGGTTAGTCGCTGAATAACCTTGCTTAGAAGTTCTGACTGAACTAAAGACAAGTCCTTGCCGTCTTCGATAGCAAGCATAGCGTCCGCTAATTCGTCTGCGTCTACTTCTGCGCGCTTTGCTACTCCGTCGAATGAGCGCACCGTAGCGGTTCCAGCGGTCTGACTATATGCCGGGAACGCGACTATACTCACTTCGTGAATTCTTACGGACTTTAGAGTTCTTTCTGTGCCGTCTGTATTCCAAGAATCACCATTAGCTGGAACTGAGAATCCAAAAGACATAGCCGAGATATCGCCACGTTGAACAAGAACCTTCACGTCTTTTCCGAGAGACGTTTCAGGGAGCATAGCAGTCACTCGAAGACCATAGTTGTCTTCTTCTAGCTTTAGAGTTCCCGCCCGGGTAGAGCCGAGAACTGCTCCGGTGTCGTGGTTGAAAAGAAGCTTTATATCATTACGCGCTTTTAGCGAACGCTTGAACGCGCCCGGAGCAATTCTTTCAATAAACGGAAGTGGTTCGCTTGGAGCATTGAAGACTGCGGCGTATCCGGTAAAGGTCATACCGTCGCTACCTTCAACTGCTCTTAGTTCAAACTTAACTTCGTTAGTTCGCTTTTCAATCTTTGCCATTTGTTCGCTTTCCTGAGTTATGCTTGCGCGATTTTCTTCCTCTAGTCGAGCAACCACGCCTTCAGCATACTTTAGAGTTCTACGCGCAGAAGATTTACTAGGGCCACTTCCCCATAGAAGGTGCGCGACTACTCCAGCCGAAGGATAGTTATCCGAACTTGGGTTCGCGTCCGGAGCGTCTAGATCTACTAAGTGCCTAGCAATCCACGCGCGAATTCTTACCCACTTATCGGCCGTGACGTTGCCTTCTGCCATAGCGCGGGCTTCGCGGATAGTTCTATCAACTAATCCGTCCCCGCCTTTTCCTTCACGGTAATACTCCAGACCACGGCGGGCAGCAGCTCTCATATAAGCCGGGGGAGTTAGGTTTACGTCGCGGGTTTCGTCTAGATCTTGGATTTTAGTTAGGGTACTAAACTTATGGCCTACCAAAGTATCCGTAGGTTCTAGTCCTTCTTCTCCGGCACGGTAAACGCGAATAAGAGCAGCAGGGTGGTCTTCGGTTCCGGTAATTGTAAAGTCGCTGTCTGGAACGTTTATTCTTCCGTTGCGTTCGATTCTTTCTATTACTCCACGCGCTCTGCCGCCGGAGCTATTCCAAGAAACCGAATCCCCAACTTCTAAGGCGTCCGGTTCGGCCCTATCTTCTTCCGGCACAGAAGGAATTTCGTTCGGGTGGATAGCGGTAATTCCTAGACCTCTATAAGCCCTAAGAATGTCGTTGTTATCGTCGATAGCAATCATTAGGTTATAGGTATTCATTAGTTCGCTAGCGGTTCTACGCTTAAATTCCGTGCTATTTAGATCCGCGGAAGGCTTCATAAGAAGCTGGTCATAATCGAAGCCCTCTAGTTCCGCTTCCGTTTCCGCTCTTTCGGATTCTAGACGGGCGGTAATAATAATCATTTCGGTATCGTCGAAAGTATCTAGGTAATCTACTAGCTGCTGGTTTATCTGACCACCGCGAATAATCGTATTATCGACGTCGAGAATAATCGCTGGGGTTCCCTCTTCTCGATCTTCTTCGGAGTAGTCTTCTTCCATTTCGACTTCTTCGGAAATTTTCTCCGGCCTTGGAACGCGAATTAGCTTAAATACGTTTATAATCATTAGACGGTCGGTGCTGTGGTAAACGTCGTCTTCTAGTTCGTAAACTTCTAGACCAGCTAGTTCGCCTTCTATCATTACTACTTCGGCCATAATCTTGGGGTTCGTTAGATCCCAGCTAACGTAATCCCCGACCTTTAGCTGTCCTACTGCTGCGCGTTCTCCGACGAATTCGGTTTCTTCCGCAAGGCTAATAGCTAACGCTTGGTCAATAGCAGATTCTTTAGAAGCGTGGCAAGCGATTAGTTCGCCGTCTTCTTTTACTACGGCCCAGCTAGGGCAGTCTGCGGATTTGTCGGTTATGTAGTAGGGCAATTTATACCTGCTTTAGATAACTAATAGTATGTCCAGCTTTTGCTGATACCGCATAAACACTTTCTAGCGGATTCATTTCTAGCTGGAGCGTTTCTTGTTTTAGAAGTTGTAATCCGTTAGCCGTGGTGACGTCCGGGCCACCTAAATAAACTGCGTCTGTATTGTCGTTATTATGAACGATTAGGCGAAAGTTTGAGTTAAAAGTACCGTCAATAATTGTTGCCGCGGTTCCAACTGTTATTACTCCCGAACTAACTGCCATTACTCGACCTCGTAGACGCTTTGCGGGTTAGCTGGATCTAGTTGGGCTACGGGCTGGAGCTGGGTACTTGGAATTCCGGTATGCGGGATAGCTGGAAGACCTAGAGCTTCTAGAACTGCCTTCGGATCGTATCCAGAAAGAACTAGCTTTTGGGCCATTCCTACCTTTTTATCTTCGGTAGAAATTCTAGAATCGTCGATAGAAACGTTAGCTAGTGGTACTCGAACTTGGTCAGCTACGGTATCGGCCATAGGCGTTAGATCTTCGAATCTGCGAATGTCGTTTACCGTGTAATAACCCGCCTGAAGTCCAATCGAATAGGCGTTAGCTCTAGCTTGTGAATCTCCGCGAAGAAGTCCGTCTAGGTTGAATCTTAGGAATGCGTTTTCTCCGCCCGGTACTTCGTTTAGAAGCGGACTAAAGGCGGTTTCTAGTTTCTGGACTATCGGCCTAAGCGTGTGCTGTACGAAGAAAATAGAGTCTTGTTCCACGGACGCGTAGGCGGTCGATCCTTGGACGCCTAGCATATGGTTCGGAATGTTAAACGCGCGGGCTACGTCTTCCACGGCTAGACGGCGGGAAGTTTCTAGTTGTGAGTTTTCTGGATCTACTCCAGTTGCTTTCCAGACTGCTCCACCGGAAAGAACTCCGGTCTTATGTGCGCGCTTTAGTCCACGGTGGGCAGAATCAAATCCGCGACGTAGGTTTTCCGCCTGCTCTTGATTTAGGTTGCCGGGGAACTCGATAATGCCCTGCGGAGTTGCTGAGTTAGAGAAGAATCGCGCAGCGTAAGACTCTAAAGCGATAGAAAGACCGAAGTTATCCTTTAGGGCTTCGACTCTAGCCATTCCGCGAATGTCGCCCGGACGAACTAGATCCGCGATAAAGATAACGTCTTCCGAGCTAAGAAGCCTAGGCTCTCCTTGGACTTCGAACATTACGCGACCGATACCGTTGCGCTTTATCTGTACCTTGTGCGGGTTTAGTGGAACTAGGTTTACTACTTGACCGCCGGAACGGAAGACGCGAATAAAAGCGTTGCCGTCGATAAGTAGCGAAACGATTACCGACTGCCAGAACGCGGACGGCTGCTGATCTAAATCTGGTTTAGTGACCCATTGTGGGCGCGGACGGAACGGGCCTCTTGCGCCGTCGCGTCGAATGTAAGCGTCTAGGGGAAGGGTAGAAATTGTGTCGGAGATAAGCGATACCGCTGACCAGACCGCCGTAATCTTAAACGCGGTTTCGGAATTGACGATTGTTCCGGACTGGTTTAGATCTACTAGGTCATCTCCAGCTCCCCACAAAGTCTGGAAGTTGATTGCTCTTTTCTCGAAGAGATTATTTAGCACTATTTACGCTCCATAGCTATACCGAAGAAGACCGCTGCTAGACCCGCAACGAAGAGAGAAACAGGAACCGACCATAGAGCTATACCCAAAACCATAAGGGCTGCGCCGAGAATTTGAATTGCTGTTGCCATTTTCACCCTTAGAAAAAGAAGTCGGGAACCATTTCTTCCATTCTACTACTGACCGCACGGTCAAAAGCAATAACCGCTGCCACCGCTGCGTCAATCTTTCTAGGGCTGTGTCGGTTTTCCTTTACGATACGAATCCCTAAGTTATCTATCTTCGTGACGGCGTTATCTAGGTGGCGGGTTAGAACTGGACTTCCGTCGTGTTCTAGCGTTCCACCCGTGACCGAATCATAGAATTTAGCACAGGCTTGGGTCATTCTCTTCGGGGAAGTGGACGGCCATTCGACAATAGGGATACCTTTATCCGCTAGGACTTCCATAGATCTCTGCCACCTAAAGGGGTCACAAGCTACTTCGCGGGTTTTAGGAAAGTCGCGTACGAAGTTCATAATAGTTTCCTCGACTTCCTGAATGTCTACCCGCCACAGGTCGTCGTGAATAGTTAGATCCTTTTCCCATTCCTTTACTAGCCATAGGAAAGGCTTTTCGTCTTCGGTC